TATAAAGAAAAACTTAAACTTGCAGCACAAAAAGGTAAGAATATACCATCTTATACAGATTATTTTAACAATTCTCTCCTTTTTTTTACGTTAGGAATGTATTTAATCGCCATACAAACAATTGTTCCACCAGTTAAAACAAGAAAAACTCATCCTGGTTGTGTGCGTTCATTTACTGGTTATCCATATGATGGTCAGGGTGATTTAAGCAGTTTAGCTTATTTGGCATGTATTACTTATGATATTAGAGAATCGGGGGAACCATGGAATGTATTGAAGAAAACTAATACTGAAAAGATACAAAATAAAATAAAAATGGCTATAGATGACTTTCTTATTCAGTTACCAGAAGTTCAACGAAAATTCTCAGAGAAAACACAATATCTATTGACAAATCCTTCAACAGCGATACCAGAAGAACATGATATTGCACAATGGTCTGATTTCCTTCCACCATTAGTTCCATTTAGAATTAAACACTTAGAAAATATTTCCGGAGAATTCAAGAAGGCTTTAACAAATGAATTAAGAAACGGATTGTTACACCAAAGAGAAAAGATACTTGTCATTGAATCTAAAATTATTCAATTCTCTCTAGCTATTCAAGAGAAAATTCGTGAAATTGTAAAAAACCATAAAGTTCTTCTTCATACAGCTAATAATGAACCTTATCTTGAGAATTCGTGTTGTGACAGTAGAGAAAATGAAACTACCATTGATTATTTCAGTAGTCGTAGCCCAGATATCATCGTATTTAATGATATTGTCAAAAATCTATCTAATATGTTAGATGATATTACGTCATATTCCAAAGCATCAATCTTATATAGTAATGTAAATACTAAAAATGTCTATCCACCAATATCAAATACATTCAACGAAAAATCCATCTATTTAGCGTTCATTTTCTATTGTAAATTCAAATCATTAATTCCAATACCAACTGATTTAATTCCTTTATGCACAGATAAACCTGACCAAGGTTTGTTAGACCCATCAGATACAATTGATAGAATGATACAAAAACTCAAAGAAGATGGAAGAAATTATACAAATGAACAATTCTTAAGACTTATACAATTAGTTAGTAGAGAGAATATAGTTAATATCGAACTAGATAACCCAGTTATATCATGTATAGCTAAATTATCTAGTTTGTTAGATGCAATTTATGATGAAAATAATGAAGATGAAATAATTGAACAATCTTTACGAGACTTGATTAAAAATGCAATTGATACATTTGATATTGCAACAGAAACAAACCCAAAATCAGTTAAAGATTTGAATGATTTTTTAATTCGCACCAATGAAGAAATGACAAATGAACTAGTTGATTTTGTTCAAAAGAATAGTGGTTCTAATATTACTCGCAGTTCAATTAAGAAATTTACTGAAACAATTACTAATTTATCTACATGGGTATGTGATACATCAAGCAGAAATAAAAATATTAAGATTTCAGATGATGCCATGTATAACGTAACTAATTTTTATAAAACATATATAGACAACTTTGTTAATATATTTCCAAATATTATATTGAATAAAGTTAATTTTGATAATACACACATTCCAAACTATTATGGATTTTCAAAGAATCATGCAAATAAACTTAAAAAAAGTATTTCGGAATATTTTGAACAGCTAAAACCATTTTACGGTATACCAACTTTATTAAATATTCTAACGACTATTAAAAAGATTGGTAAAAACATGATTCGATTGGCGAATTCGACTCCTTGTTTTACAAGCATTAAAAATAATGATAAAATTTTAAGAGGTGTCATTGATGAAAGAACTAGTAGATTTTTATTCGAATATTACCTGTTGCGTATATTAATTACTTATGTAGAATTAGCTGATGAAAAAGATATGATTGTTACTGAAGTTAAAAAGACGGTTGAAGTTAGTGACATATTTTCGGTTGATTATATTGAAGAAACTGAAACAAGAATTGATTTAGGAGTGTCATCAAGGAATGAAACTGATACTAGAATTATGACTGGAAATAAAAAAGTATTAAAACAAAAAACAGCCGAACTATTAATTTCTTATATGCATATATTTAGAAATGAAAAGGAAACCATTGATACAACATATGAAGAAATACAAGATAGAGTATTTAAATTGAGAGAAAGAGAAAAAGATATGGTAACTGATAAATTAAAAGCAATGAGTGATGAAAAAAGAGATATCGATACTATACTTAAAATATGTAAGCTTGCTGGTACAGAAAATGATTATAGTAAAGGTCTCAAGAAAGGATTAACTGTGTATGAGAAGGATTTCTATGAAGAAGAACAAGTTTTAAGAGATGAAATGGTAAAAGCAGAACGAAAAATTAAACGAAAAAACAAAGATGTTACTGATGAAAATATTGATATTTTAGTAGATGAATATTTAGAGGAGAAACAAATGGCTGCTGATATTGATGCAGATGCTTATGATTTAGAATATTTAGGACAAGATTTTGATGATGGTAATTATACTGGAATTGATGCTCCTGAATATGAAACATATGGAGATGAAGAATAAAAATTAAGAACAACAAATAATTCTTTAGACAAATATAATTATAAAAAATAGTTTATAATTATATATTAGATGTATAAAACATATATTAGACAAAATATCACATTAGTAGCTGTTATCTTATTTGTTATAATTTTTGGAATAATTCAAATGATTAAACCTGCATGCTTTTATAATAGCAATGGAAGTATTCGAGAATTTGGAGTAGGTTATAAAAATAAAACTATTCTACCTATCTGGTTGTTTTCACTTTTATTAGGTATTATTTGTTATTTAGCTGTATTATACTGCGTAAATATGCCAAAAATATTTTGATATTGAAACGATATATAGATAATATCAATAATATAAATAAACTAATAAAACATCTCTTCATACTGTGCATATTCATTTTCGGTTGCTTCACCAAATAATTCTCTTTCTCTCTCCTTTTTTGATTTTTGTTCTTTTGTTAATTTTGCAAGCTCTTTTAATTTTTGTTCATTTTCTTTTTGTTTACTAATTAGATTCTTTTTAGATTCTTTTTTTTCAGCAACAATACTTTTATTTTTGTATTTATTAACTTCTTCATCATTACCGAATAAATTTTTAGTTAATGCATTATCCGATTCTTCCACTAATTTTCTCTCTTCCAACATTTTTAATTGTTCTTCATTTGGAAGACAATAATTAACCTCATGTTCCCAGTCTTCCCAATTCTCCATAATTATATAATATGTATATACTAATTATGTAATTACGTTTTTAAGTGAATTTTTATAATTTATTCTTTGTTTTTCTTTATTTTTTCTTCTTGATCTAAAAAATTTTTATCCATGGGTTTTGGTTTGCGACTACATCCGCGTTTAGTTATCTTAAATTGAACTATTAAACTAACTAATAACCCTGTATAGATATACCACATTGCCTCCCCAATATTATCCTTTGTCATAACTAATTGAAATAACTCATTTTGCAAGTTCTCCGTTTCAGGATTAGCGGTCTGATATTTTTTCTTCATCAATGGTTTAAGAATATCCCAATATTGGGCAAAATTACTAGGAGCCATTTGATTAATTAATATGCAGGAGTTTTCACATATTTTATTTATAAAGTCAGATGCATTTCTGAGTGCCTTATTTTTCTCAGGTGTCTCTATCATTAATTTATCTATAATATCTTTATTCATAAATAATTCAGTGAATACTTTATTAGCAGAACTAGATACATAATAATAACCAATAATATCAGAAAATGCGCTTTTAAAACCAGGATAAATCATTAATATTAATACAAGAACACCAAAAATAAATATCCAAGGTAAAAATGTTATCATACTTGCTTTCCCTATATTTTCAACAATATCACCTCCGCAGTTACTCGTAATAATATACGAATTAACTATAAACTGTATTAAAATAGTGAGAAAGACATATATAGCTAAATAGGTGTAACTACTTGTAATATACCAGTTATATTCTTGCGTATTTTTATATAGCATGTAAGGTAATGCAGGTTTCAAAGCAAAATAATAAAAAAGTGTAGTTAATAAAAATGTTATAATATTTAAGTAAGAAATTTCCATATAGATAATATGTATAATTTAATTTAAAATTTTAACATTATTTATTATGAATTTCGGTGAACCCTCGACTAAACCAACACTAACAGAGCCAGGTGTGAAATATTTTTTAAACCAAGCCCTTAAACAATCGCATATCATTAGAGAGAAGTTTCACAATACAATTTTTAATATTGGAATGTTCTTATTATTTTTGATTATTTTAGGGGGAATACTAGTTTACAAATATAAAGGAAAATTAACTCCAGTTGAAATAGCTCAAAAAAATAAGGAAAAACAACAATATATATTAGAAAAAATCAAAACTTTCCAAATTGCAAAGCAAAGGGCTCATCAAGAACTAATAACTGGATTGCCTCATTGGGAAAATGAATATTTATCTGGTTAATCATTATAGAGTATTGATTATAGATAAGTTTCCGATATAAATTTAAATTATTAACCTATAATATATATAATGTCAAGAGAAGAAATAATTAGTGTAAAAGATGCTTTGAATGAATACTTTAGATTGAAAGAAAAATTCGAAAATGAAATGAAGGTGAATAAACGAAAAATAATCAATAATCCAACACTTAGTAAGAGAGAGAAGCGAACTGAATATTTAAAATTAATGCCCAAATGTGTAAATTGTAGACGTCCGTCTAAAAAAGGCACTATATTTTCAATTACTTTCCACGCATCAGATGAAAAAACAGACGCTTATAGAACTTTTAAATCAATGTGTGGTAATTTAGCTGATCCTTGTAATCTTAATATTGAAATAAATTTAGGTAATGTTGAGCACTTGAATAAAATGATTGAAAATATTAGAAAAGACATAAATGAAACAAAAAAAGTTATTATCAACGATAAAAATAAATTATTATTTGGTTTACTTACAACTGAAACCGCTGTTGAAAATTTTGATATAAATAAAACTTATATAAGCGAATTGACATCTATTTATGAAAGTTATTTGGATCAATGGAATAAAAAAATTGATAATCCAGATAAGAAAGTTGAGTTAGATGATTCTCTTGTATTATTATATCAAAATATCGATAAAATCAAAGAATGTATTACAAAAATGAATGATAATGATGATACGCAATTTGCTGTAGATGCCGCGAATATATATTACACCACTGTAGAACCTTTAATGAAAAAAATTAGACAACTTAAATATGGTGAAAATATCATTTTTAACGATGACTCAAATGATACATGTAGATTAATTCAAAACAAAAATTCCCTTCAAGAGATGGCAGTTAGTGGTTATAGCGATAAAGTAGTTGCGTTTGATTTTGGGATGACTACTAAGAAGGCACCAAAGAAAAAAGCGGAATTAGTTATTGAGCCAGATAGTATATCACCAGAAGAAGTGAAAGAATTAACAATTAAAATAGAAGAACCAGGCCAACCTAAACCATCTAAAACGATTGAACAAGATGAACCGATTATTGGTCAAGGTAAAGATGGAATAGCATGGAATATTCCGGAGTATCAACAACTTTGGGATAAACTACCTGAAAAATTAAAGACAGAATTCAAATTAAATATCGATTGGATGAAAGAATTTATGTATAAATGTGTTAATGAAAGAATTAATCACGGACCTTCTTGGAATGGTTGCAAATTAACTACTCCGCCAAATATTGTTATTCCGCCAAGAAAAATGGAAAATGGACAATATGATTTTGGAATATCTATTTATAATAAAACATTTTCTAAATTACCTCAAACAAGCCAAGAACTTTATTTAACCTTTTACAAGGAAGACCCTGTGACAAAAGAA